AGCCGATAGACCAAAGATAATGCAGTCTTCAACTTCTCCATGATGTTTCTTAAGGTCATACAAATACTCCTTTCTAATTTGTGCGTACTCTGGTGGTATGTTTGCGTTTAAATATGCCATAATAAATCCTCACTTTGCACTCCCCCAACTCTCTCCTTTCTTGCAAGTTACTTTGTTTTTTATTCTCAAAGGAAGAGCGGACTCCATAATGTTCTTTATCTTAGTTATCTCATTATCATCTTTTACAGAAATGCACAACTCATCGTGAATTTGTATGTGCGGTAAAATCCCTTGTTCGTATAAATTTACCATGGCTGTTTTTGTCATGTCAGCGGCCGACCCTTGAATTAATCTATTTAAGGCTTTGTATGTAAAAGCTGGAGCATAATAGTATAATAGATTTTTATAGTCAGGATCGTCTTTTTGATTCTCCTCTAATAACTCAGCCTTGTATTTAGTCTTTGCTTGTTCTTTTGTTAGTAATTCTACAGGATTAAATCTACCAATTTGATTATTCCATGTTTTCTTTGTGGTTTCCCATTTATTAAATCTACAAAATCTATCTCCTAACGTAAA